ACTGTTGCGTCATCTGCCATTTTTTTCTCCTATCCTAAAGCAATGGCTAAAGCTAATGCGTTATCTGCAACCACAGATACATCACTAGCAACTCCAGCAACTGTAGTAACATCAGCTGAAATTCCAGCCACCGTATTTACATTTGCTATATTCGAACCTACTAAATTTATATTTGTTTCATTAGTTGCTGCTGCTGTAACACTACTAGCAATCCCAGCAACGGTTGTTACGTTTGAAGCTATTCCAGCTACAGTTGTAACATTAGAACTTATTCCAGCTACGGTTGTAATATTTGCCGCTATGCCAGCAGCAGTAACAACATTCGCTTTAACAGCATTTAATCCTGATATAGCATCAGTAGATACTGTGCCATCTTCGATGTCAGCTAATGATGTAATATCAGCTGTAATTGCTGCAAGAGTACCAACATCTGCAATCTGTGGACCAGCTTCTGGAACACCAGTGGTTGCATTAAAGCCAAGGACTGTACCTTTACGAGCAGCAAGCAATGGCATCTGGGTGTCAACCTGACTATCATAATCAATTAGTTTTAATGATCGATCAACTTGGTCTTTAAGGTCAGCTGTAATAGCAATAAGTCTATCAAGCTCTGTATTTAAAGAAGCAATATTAAATGGGCCTGATGACGGAAAGTCTGTTGTGCGATCTAAATCTATAGAACGTGTAATAACAACTGTAGAACCGCCTGTGGCTCCTGTTACAGATATTGTAACAGTGCCAGTAGAGCCATCACCACCGCTTACAGTGTAATGAGTTGTTATTGTTTTAAGAGTGCCATCAACATAAACATTAAGATCAGCATTATCAAAAAACTCAAAAGGCACAGCAAAGGATGTCTGAGTAGCACCCTGACCGACCGTATACGAAACACGTGGGTCGTTATCTGATAGATTAATTGTCATACTTTACCTCTTTTTTTATGGAAATAGCAGTGAACAGAAAAAGTGGCAACGCACAAAAAGTTAATATCTGCCGTATCCAGCAAATCCATCTTCACTTTCTGGAAATTCAAAGGCATGTTTTGCTGTATTAACTAAGTATCTTATAAAAAATAATCTCATGCCTGGAATCATATTGATTGCATCTTCAATAGACCCCTCTTTACCTTCAACTAAACCAGCAGCAGCATTATAATAATCTTGCATTACTGATGGGCCAGCACCAGCAAACTGGTTCATTGAATTCCATATCCCTTGTTCTTCTGGAAACTTTGGTCTTACATATCCATCAAGATAATTTCTACCAGTCATTGCCATCGATGAAGATATACTAGTGTAAAACATATCAGTATATAAAGCAGCCAAACCTGACTGATCAAAAGATCTAATCATTTTATCTGTAAAGGGCATGTTTTCCCAAACTCTTCGAGAACCACTTGATAGCTGTGATTTTATTTCAAGCACTCCGTAACCTATACCCATCATCCAAATAGCACCAAATAATGGAGATCTCATTTGTCCAGTAGTATATGCTGCTGTTGTTTTGTTTACTGCTGCTAATGCAAAAGAATAAAATTGAAATGGCAAAGACAACAAAGCACTTTCAGTTCGCGCATATCCTTTATATTTAGCATCTTCTTTCATGCCAAACTTTCTAGCAATACGCATTGGAATAAGAGCAACACCATCTGCCATTCGAGGACGATCAGCTGGTGTGGCATTCATAATAGTATTTAATATGCCAGAAGACATGGCTCTCTGAAACTTTTCTTTTAAAGCTTCGTCTGTCCATTCATCTGTGTTTGCATAGATAAGCCCAGCATCAGATCTTTCCCATGCTGAACCTTTATTAGCCGCTAACTTTTTAGCATCTGCTTTTGTAATTCCATACCTTCGAAGATAAACAGACATCCACTCATCAGCTTCACCAGAAACTTCTTTGATAGCAAATTCAATCAACTGATCTTGTCTTAGAATACCATCTAATGTTTTTAGAAATCTGGTAACTGGTGTCAAACCATTAAGAATATAGAAAGCTTCTTTACCTTTTTCCCAAAGGTCATGCACTTGAGGATTAGTAAGCATTTCGTCGCTATATCTAATAGCAGAACTAAACACTGCACCTTCAAGACCTTCGCCTACTTTTGGAACTTCTTTGGCTGATAGCCTTACTTTATCATCATTATATCTAGCAATCATTGTACGCATAACACGTTTAACGCCATGCTCTGCCATTAATCGCCCAAACTCTGTAAGTGATGTAAGACCAACAGAACCCATGTAATTAAATGTAGCAAAATCTTTTAAACGTCTTGCTAGTTTAGCATCCCATCTTGCTGGGTTTCTAAGTGGTGCATTCATCACTCGATCATATGCTGTTCGAATATTAGAAAGAGTTTCATATACTCTTTCTTCTTTCATGCCAGCTTTCCACATTTCATCCATTCGTCTGTCAAGAAGTGTCTCAATATCCTCACCACCAAACTTTTTAGCAAAAGCATATCGTGGTGCTACTTTTTGATTGTATGCCATAAATGCAGTAAAAGGGTTCATCTCAATAAAATCCATTACAAGATGATTAGGTATATCTAACCTTCTGTGCATAAAATGTTTTGACTTACCATATCCAAAGAAAGCATTTTCAAAATCATTATCTGCACCTTCAGATATAATTTTATCTACAGTATGCTTTACTCTTTCTCTTACTTTAACTGGATCGGAACTTAACTTTTGAACTTGTAAAGGATTTCTAGGATCAAATACTTTTATACTTGGATTGTCTGTAAACCATTTAAATAATATATCTTCAAATTCTTTTCTTCTTTTTTTAATAACATCAACAAGAAAAAACCTAGGATGAAACACAGTTTCTTCAGCTGGTAATACCTTACGACCTTCAAGATCTTTGAGCATATCTTGCACATGAGCCACTTCGCCTTTGTACTTTTTGATACGCTCCATAACTATCTTGCGATACCAATGATCTTTTCTACCTTTCCATTCATCAATAATTTTTTGATTGTAAGCAACTCGTTCATTCCAGAACTCTAAGTTATTTCTATAAAATTGTACGCTACCAATAAGATTTGTTTCTCTTAATCTTTTTTCCCATCGATTAGCAAAATCATTTATCTTATTAAATATTTCTTCTTGCGCTTGGTTTATTGGCTTTGCTCCAGAAACACGCAGTCTGTTAACATTAGAAAGAAACTCCATCATGTTTCTTTGCTTGTTTACTGAATAGTCAAGAAATGTAACTGTACCTGTTTTGTCTTGTTGTATAAAAACTTTTTGCAAATCAGTATAAAACTGGTGCATTTCAGCTTGATATTTAGCTTGCTCTTGATGAACACTTATGCCAACAGTTTCACCTTTTTGATGTGCTATTAATACCTGACCAGCATCACCCTCAATATCATAATGAAATTGTTTAACAGGGATAGGAACATCTTTTGCTTGCATGTTTCTTTTAAAACCAGAAGTAGCAAATTTAAAAGCATAGCTATTAGTAAACCAGTTGCCAGCTATAGTAGGGTCGCCCTTTACTTCTGGAGCAACAAAGTCAGCAGTCTCACCAAAGTCACTTAGTTTTCTTGTTGGGTCAAAAGTTTCATCAACAAGTATGCCAGCTTCTTCTTCAATCTTTGGGGCAAGCTCTGCTTCAAGCTCTTCTGTTTCTTTTATAAATTGATTTGTTATTTTGCTTGAACCTCTTGTGGTGGCAAAGCCAACAATACCTCCAAGTGCAAATCCAGCTACACCTGATAAGCCAATATTTACAGCAGATGATTTAAGATCTCTTTGAACAGGATCTACAGCTGCAAGAGCAGCTTCTTCAGCTGCGCTAAGAATCATATTGTATTTACCTACTTGGACAGCTGCATTAATAGCACCCTTACCGACAGCGACTGGCAAAGAAATAAGATTAATAGGATCAAAGATAGAAGCAAAAGCTAACTGACCAATGGTAGCTTGCCCTAAAACTTCTTGATCTTTTTTTGTTTGATCAATCTTACCTATTAAAAAATCTAAATGATTTTTATTTTGAGCAAGAACAAGATTGCTACTATATCTATGATATGAAGGGTCAAGATCAAAGATAGCTTGAGCAACATCAAAATCAGGATCAGCTTCTAACAAAGGATCAAATGGATTCATTGGGATAAAGTTTCTAAATCTGCCAATCGAAGCTCGAACAACTTCTGTCGTTGTTCTTTCTATCGGTAGCTCCATTAGATCTCTACCGCCAGTAATTGTTGGATAGATATTGCTTACATCAATTAAACCCATGATTACTGTGCAAACCCATAGCTTGTTGATCCTGTTAATGCTTCCATTACAGTATCAACATTTTTCTTTTCTCTTCTTATCTCTTCAAGTGTTTTCATGTTTTGATTTGCAGATGTCATTGTCGGACTTACATAATCTTTTATTTCATCTGATAATCTAAAACCCATTGGACTGTCATCTAACAATAATGGAATAAGTTCATTTAATCCGTCCATTGTTGAGACAACCCTCATAACTTGGAATACCTGATCGGCTGGCCTTACAACATTTGGAAACATAGGAACAAGAACAACACCTTGTAAGTTTTCCTGATCTGTCATTTTATCTGTTGGTCTTTTCCTTCTGCGTCTACCTTCAACATCTGTTGGATCAGTAGGTTCTGTTGGATCTATTTCAAAACCCTCATGTATATTTGCTAAAGTATATCCGTTTTTAACAAGTTCATTATTAATTTGCTCTAAAGCATATCGTTCTAAATCAGGATCATTATTAAATATAACACTAAGAGCGTGTCTTGATTTACCTTTTGCACCTATAGGTCTGGCTGGATCAACAACATACTTTGCATCTTGATAACGCTCATCAAAGTAACCTTGGATTTGTTTTTCAATAATCTCTTTTGGTATCATCAATCCAGCTAACTGATTTGCTATAGCACCAAGCTCATTATTAACAACATAGTCAGCTTCATCTCCTAGTATTTTAGAAACATATTCAGCTGGAGATATACTTTTACCTTCTTCAGCATCTATAAAAACAGCACTTTTATAATCAGCAACTTGTTTTGAGCTAGCATTTCTAGCTTCCATATTAATGCTATTAAATGCTTCAGTCATATTTTTATACAAACCAAATTGATTGCCAAGAAATGCAGCATCGATTACATTTCTTGTTACATCTTTTAGTTGTCCTTTAAGAAAGTTTCTTTTAGTTCCATCTTTATATTCAAACTTAGCTAACCTTTCATAAAGCTGTAATAAGTTTTCAACACTTGCAGTTGGTCTACCAGCAGCCAAAGAATCAAACTGATTTTCTATTTCTGTTGCTACTGAAAACTGAAGAACAACCATTGCATTATCTGTCCAAGTTGAGTTGTCAGACAAATCAAAACCAATTCTATCTAACTCTTCTTGAGCAAAGTCTTTTGCTTTTTGTGAGGTGTAATCAACTTTGCTATTATAAAAATCTATTCTGTATTGTTGCTTATCAGATTCAACTTTTGCTTCAGCTTCTTGCATTCTTCTTACAGCAGCCATTTGTTCTAAGTTTCTACCAATAGCCTCTCGCTCACTTTCATTCATTCCTTCTGTAGCATTTAAAGCAGCATTCTTTTGTTCCTCAGATAGCTGTGCAAATCCATCTTCAGATAGGTCAACACCATTCTTTATAAACTGTGCCATAACAGTTAATTGATTTGAATTAAGATTTGCACCAAATGTTTTTAAAGAATTAATAGATGAGGATAAATTAAGACCCCTTTTAAAGCCAAGCTTTTGATCTGAACTTAATGCAGCTGATATATTTGAACGTTTAAGAAAATCAGCTATCTCTGACGAATCAACCGTCCCATTTAAAACATCACTATTTAATTGAGTATATTCTTTAAGAAACTCCATATACTCAGCTTCTTTTTGCATTCTTAAAACAAGCTCTGAACTAGATAAACTTATAGTTGCACTCACTGCATTATCATCTCCAACTTCATACAACCCATAATTATGAAGCCCCGTAACAACAGCTTGTTGTTTTGGTGTCATTAATCCAAAAGCTTTTGATTCTGGGTTAGCTAATCCAGCTTTAAAATTTTCTGGATTACCTTCTCCAGCTGCTCTAGCTAAATATGTTTGTTGTAAAACTGTTCTTACTTCTTGAAGCTTTGCTCTTTTTTGATCTCCACTCATAATCTCAGCTGGAATATCATTTATATAATCTTCAAACTGTTTATATCTTTGACCTAGTGCAGCAAGATTATTTATTATTTCTCCTTCTGGAGCATCAGCAGCAAAAGCATCAATAGCTGTTTCTAAACCTTGATCGGTTAGATTTTGAAAAAGCTCAGACGTTTTATCGTCTGTTCTTATACTATTCTGTCTAAGTGCTTCTGCTTCATTTCTTAATTCTTCAGCTTTTCTAGCTTGTATTTCAGCATCGATAGCATCCATGTCACCATTAATAGCATTAGCAACTGTAGCTACAGATTGATAATTAGTAGATGTAATAAGATCTTTAAGTTTTACATCAGCAGTTTTGCCATCAGGTAATTTATATTTAATTGTTTGATTAAATAACTTTTGCACTTCTTCACTAGCATTACCTAAGTTACCTCTGCTAGTAATCATAGCAACAATCTGTTTTCTAGTTAGTGCATTAGTTTCATTAGCTATTATTGAGCCAAGGTAAGCACCAGCAACTCTACCAACAGCACCATCAAAATAAGTAAGTGAAGAACCTTTTGGTATAATTTCTGCTTGCTCACCATCATTTGTTGCTTCTTGTCTATTTGCAACAATAGACAAAGCAGTAGATAAATCTAACTGATAAGCTTTTGTTGTAGCCATTTCAGTATGTTCAATGTTTTGTGCGCCAAGAAACTGAGCTTGCTCAACTCTAGTTCTTTTTCTTTCTTGATCTAATAATCCAAGATAACTGCCTTCTTTAACAGCAGTACCAGCATTAATAATAAACTCTCTAAATCTACCATCAGCATTTTCACCAAGAGATGTAAGATACCCATCCATCTCATTTTTAAATGCTAGAGGGCTTCTTGCATGTTTTACAGAAAGCTCTTGTGCTTTTAACCTGATGTCTTGATCGATTGTATCTACAAATCTTCTTTCAGCTACTCTTCGATAAGCTTCTCTTGCAACATCTCCATAACCTTCTGGTGCTTGCATAGCGATAGGAGTGCCATTCACAAACTGTTTAAACTTAGAAGCTTCTACAGCACGAGCAGCATCTTCACCTGTTTGAGTTGCTTTCTTAGTATCTATCTCAAAAGCTTTACGTCTAAGAGTTTCTCCAGCATTTGCTAATGCCTGACCAACAGCGGCAGCATCTGTATCAAAGTTGTTAATACCTATTCTTTGATTGGTAGCTGTAACTGATCTGCGAATAACTTGTGCCATGTTTTATCCTAAGTAAAAGTTGTACTCATATCATGCAGACCAGAAGCAAAGTCTGTCAAAGTATTTATTCTTATAGCAGCTGCCCTGTTCTTACCGCGCTCGACCTCAAGCAAGGATGCAACAGTTTGTTTTCTGCTTTCCATATCTGACTGTCTTGCCATTACAGTTAAATCATCAAATGTAACTTGTTTTTGATTATCCATAAAAGCTTTAATGCTTTGATCAAAATCTCTATTTTTTAATAAAGCACCTTCGTTATATGCAAGATCATCAAAGTATTGCTGATAGCGCATTACTTGTTGTTGTGCAGCTTGAGCCTCACCAACAATACGATCTGTTATCATAGCTTCAGCTGTATCTTTAGATCTTTGTTCTTCGGCTCTGGCGGCTTGCATACCACCCATAACTTTTAAACCTAAACCTACTACTTGAAATATAGACATTAGAATATCAACTCCGCTACTAATCCATTAACTTGTAAATCTAATGGGGCATCTTGTGTTATAGTTATTTGAGGATCTGCATTATAACCTAGCAATCTAAACTCTTTTTTGCCAGTAAAAGGAGCTAGTTGTTGTGACAAATCATCTGTAACATTTCTTATTATCAATGCCGTGTTATTCACTTTAGCAGCTAATGTGTTATTCAAATCTAGATACACAGTGCCAATGCCTCTTGGAATGCCAGTGATTGGGCCGTTAGTTACTTGAGCATCTATTGGATTTGTTTTTAACTCAACATCAAAGTTATATCCTATCTCAGCTGATGATAGTGAAGCATCAACAGAAGATACGTTTATATTACCACTAGCTACAGTAAACTCTCCAATATAGTTGTTTCCATTAACAACTCTTAACACAGCACCATTATTAAAATCTGCTGAAACATCGAACACACCACTAGATCCAGTATATGTTTTTGCCATGTCTAAGTTAAATGTAGAATCAAACTCACAAAGAATTATTTTCTTTGTACCATCTCCAAGATTATATTCTACGTTTGCAAAAACACGATCATCTATTGTTACTGTAGAATGAAACTTACCATTTGTTACAAACTCTACCCAACCAGCACGTTGTTCTGCTCGATTAGAATTAAACACAGACATTGTTCCATCTTCATTTACAATAAAAACATAGCTTTCTGATCGAGACAAAGCACCATAAAGAGTGTTCATTTCTACTGGTGATTTAATAAGATGCGAAGAAATAGTAGATATTGGATTAGCTACATACGCAGCTTCACTATCACTAAACAAATATTCTCTTACGATTTGCCCACCTTTTTGTACAAAAATAGTTGCACCATCTAAAACTTGTGGGCGTGTAAAACCAGAACCAAAAGGAGTTTGTCTTCTTACCTGTGCATTCGTTGGGGTAATTGGCTGGTTTTGAAATGCTGGTACAAACATCTCAGCAGATGCAGCAAAGATCTGTAGATCTCTGTTTGAAACAATATGTCGTATTTGTTGTATCTCACCAATAGCAGCAGTAAGATGAATTGACTCATTATCTTTTGCTTCACCAACATCAAAGTTATAATAAGAAGCTATCTTACTAAACCAAATACTATCTGGTTGAGATAGGGTTCCAGCAAACACCAATCTATTTTCATGAAATGTAACAGCAGCTGGAAACCCTCGAAGCGCAGAATAAGATTGTTCATCCCAGCTAGTTGTTGGAGCATGAGTGGTAACGCTTGGAGTGCCACCTCCTAAAGCTGAATCATTAGATGCAGCACCAGCAGTAAATGTAAATACATCATCACTAATAATACCAGTAACAGTTCTCGCTCCATTTAAATTACTAATGGCTATACCGCCAACAGTATCACAATCTGAAAATGTTATTGAGTCATTAACTGACATACCATGATTAGCTAGAGTTACCTCAACAGTTGTAGACCCATTGTTTGTTCGAAGAGAGTCTGGACTAAGTTTAATTTTCAAAGAATCTAGTATATCACCTGTTGCAACGGTAGAGTTAGTAACACCAGTAATCTCTATCTCTTGACCGTTATATCGAACAGTAGTTCCAATATGTTTAGATGGTGATGTAGTATCCCAATATGCTGCGCTTGTTGTAAGGGTAACGCCAGATCCACTTGTTGCTGATGGATCTAACGTAACTCCAGCACCTTGAAATGGATAGTATGGTTGATAAACCTGTTTGTTATCAGACTTCTGATCAAACTGAAATGATTCTACTTGAAATGTAGTTAGCCCTGTTCTAACAATTTGCTGGGGAATAAATGTTTGATGTGCAACAAACATAACATCGCCAGCTTGTGCATATGTGTATTCATGTAAGAAATCATGATCAAACTTTAATGCTGCACTACTAACATCAGCTGTAATTGTTTGAATTAAAGATACAGCACCATTTACTGGGTTTATTTGAAATACTCTAACTTTAGCATTCTCAAGAGAAATAATATATTTTTCGTCATCAGAAAATATAAAAGGTAACAAACGACATTGCTGCACTTTAGCTTCGTTTATTGTAGTGTCATACTGGTAAATGTTTTGAAGACCAGATCTTTTTATTACACCACCCTCAGATCTTATAAAAAAGTTTTTAACTCTTTGGGCAGATTGATTATAAACTGGGGAATCTGTTCTTGAATATAACGAAGGGCTTACTTCACCAAATGCAAAGTTTGTTAATGGTACTCTTACTTTCTGCATTATGTTCGCCTATTAGTAATAAACCGACTTGTTGAAAGCTTCCTTGTTGTTTGTTGTTGAGCATCTAAGTTTCTTGCTCTCATCATAGATGTGGCTGCTTGCTGAGACATAGCCTGTGCAAGATTTTGATCTCTTGCTAAACTAACAGCAAATACAGATGCTAATTCATATTCAACAGCAATAGTAAAATATGAAGGCCAGCCTTGTTCATCTGCTCGATAAGTAAAATCTAATACTAATTCTGAAGTAGCTGTTTCGTTACAAAATAGTTTATCGCCATAAGTTTGATATTCTATTGGTGTGTCATTAACAGTTACAACATGTGTCATTAACCAGCCACTAGGCAGTTGATAAGCAGCATCAAATCTTCCTGTTGGAGCATCTGATAACCTATTTAAAACTGCTTGATTAGTTGAAAAACGCCAGCGTGTATTTAACAATGATGCCCTAGCAACATCTTCATACATATTTGAAGCAATCAATGCTTCATTATTCCCATCATCAAATGATGTAATAGGTTCAGCACCCACAAGAATAAGGGCGCGACTACATACAGCTACTGGTGTTTGGGCTGGTGTACTTGAAACTGCCATACTAAATCCTTCAAAAAAGGGTGGGGCCGAAGCCCCAACCTATTATCTTGAGTCTGTCGCGCTGACAGTATTACCATCAACAACGTCTACTGCTGTAGCAGTTACACTATTTGCATAGATAATTTTAACAACAGGTGTACCACCTGATGCAGTAACAGCTAAAATAATGTCATTTACATTAAACATATTAGCTGAATCGTTAAAATAACCAGCTGTATCAACAGTGTTTGCTGCATCTGTTGTGGTGTAATGCCATAGCGAAACACCAGAACCACCAGCTAAACGAGTTAGGTTTGATTTATCATAAGCCATGATCTAACCCTCCTAGTTATTATCTAGCAGTTCGTATACACCGTTGTCATCAATAACAACAGAACCCAT